GGTATGGATTATTCAAGTGAAACTGTATTAGATATTAAGTGGGGTAGAGAATGACAACTTTTGATGAGATTATTAATTTATATTACAACTTTGATAAATATAAAAAAAACACATACCATGAATTATATTATCACATTTTGCCATCAATAAATTCTAATCAGTACAAAACATTTAAAGATGATAAAGGTATTTTTGGTTTTGTTAATTGGGCATATTTAAGTGATAAGATACAAGAAGATTATGTAAGAACTACTAAAATTTATAAGAACGAATGGAAAAGTGGTGTAAATCTTTGGTTATATGATATTGTTATAATCAGAAAGAATAAAGAGGTCATGTCATGGGTTTATAATTATTTTAAAAAATTATTAAAAACAAACGAGTGTATTTCTTGGTTGCGTTTAGATAAAAACGACAAAGTATATAGAGTATCAAAAAAATATAAAAGGGAGTTTCATAAATAAATGGGCGGTTCAGTTAAAAAAATTATTCAACCTGTTGTTTCTGCAATAAACATTTTTAATGGCGGTTTCAATCCTTTTGTAGCTTTAGGTGTAATTGCTATTGGTTGGTTATTTGCTAGATCAATGAAACCTGATGTACCTGATTTTGGTACAAATGATTTTGAAGAAACTGAAAGAGGTATCTTATTAAATAAACAATCAAATAATGCCTGTGTGCCTGTGGTTTATGGGGAAAGACTAATTGGTGGCACAAGAGTTTTTATAGAAACTTCAGGAACAGATAATACTTATTTATATGTAGCTTTAGTGCTTTCAGAGGGAGAGGTAAATTCAATAGAAGAAATAAGAGTAGATGACAAAGTAGTAACATTTGATGGAGCATTAACTCATGGCACAGTAAGAGAAGTAGCAAGTAGTGATAGTAATTTTTTCAAAGACTCAACAAGTCATATTCAGATACAAGCATTTATGGGAACAGACGATCAAGTAGCATCAAGTGTTTTAACACCTCTGTCATCATGGGGTAGTAATCATAGATTAAGAGGTATTTGTTATTTAGCTTTAAGGTTTAAATGGAATCAAGATGTATTTGCTGGAATACCTGTAGTTCAAGCAAAAGTAAGAGGTAAAAAAATTGTTACATTAGCATCTGACTTATCAGAACAAACTGCATCTTTTTCTACAAATCCAGCTTTTTGTTTATTAGATTATTTAAGAAATGAAAGATATGGAAAAGGAATTGCTACATCAAGTTTAGATTTACAAAGTTTTTATGATGCTTCACAAGTTTGCGTCACACAGGTCACACCATTTTCAGGTGGTAGTGATATAAATTTATTTGATTGTAATGCTGTTGTAGATACATCTAAAAAAGTTATAGACAATGTAAGAGATATAATAAAAGGCATGAGAGGTTATCTTCCTTATGTTCAAGGTAAATATAAATTAGTTATTGAGACAACAGGCACAGCTTCAGTATCTTTAACAGAAGATGATATTATTGGTGGATATGCTTTAGCTTCTCCTACAAAAAATAACAAGTTTAATAGAGTTATTGTATCATTTGTAAATCCTGACAGAAATTATCAAGTTGATGAAGTGCAGTTTCCACCTATTGATGATTCAGGATTAGCAAGTGCAGACCAACACGCAACAATGAAAACAGCAGATGGTGGATTTTTATTAGAAAATAGGTCAGATTTTCGTACTATAACCTCTCCATACCAAGCTGAAGAAATGGCTGAGATTATTTTAAGAAGAAGTAGAGAATCTTTAGGTCTAAGTATTAATTGTGGATTTAAAGCTTATGAATTACACATTGGAGATATTGTAAATGTAACTTTATCTAGCTTAGGTTTTTCAAGTAAAGCATTTAGAGTTTTATCTATGACATTTAGAGAAGATTATACTATTGATCTAAACTTAGTAGAATATCAAGCATCACATTACACTTTCGCAACCAAAGGAGAAGTCGCTAGTACACCATCAACAACATTACCCAGCCCATTTACTATACAGCCACCATCTGCAATTACATTATCAGATGAGATGATTGAATATGCTGATGGAATTGTAATTACAAGATTGAATATAGATATTACCGCAAGTACAGACCAATTTGTTCAATATTATCAAGTAGAAGCTAAAAAAAGTGATGAGAGTAATTTTAAAATCATATCAAGCGGTTCACAATTAAAACATGAATTTTTAAATGTAATAGATGATGCTACTTATGATGTAAGGGTAAAAGCAATTAACACTTTTAATGTATCGTCTAGTTTTATTTCAGCATCAAGAAAAATTATAGGTGCAACAGAAACACCAGCAGATATTGACGATTTATCTGTATCTTTAGTTGGTTCAAACCAAATGGAGTTATCTTGGACTCCTGTAAGTGATTTAGATATATCTTGGTATGAAATAAGGTATCAAAATGTTTTAAGTGGTGCTACTTGGAACGAAAGCACACCATTGACTAAAGTTGTTAGAAGAAAATCTAATACAGCTACAATTAATGCTATTACAGGTTCTTTTCTAATCAAAGCAGTTGATAAGCTTGGAAATGCAAGTGCTAACGCATCTATAGTAACAACAAATATATCAGGTTTAAATAACTTTGTAACAACACAAACATTTAGTGAGTAAATATGGCAGATTTTTTAGGAACAAGAGATAATAATGTTGCAATATCAACAGATAACGCAAATAGGAAAGTTCTTATTTTAGACACAATTACAAATTTTGATGATGGTGTAGGAAACATAGAATCAGCAGAGGGTTTATTTGATTTAGGTGGTACTGACTCCACATCTAATCCTACAAATTTCAATGGAAATATTGAGTCATCAGGTTTTTATACATTTGCAAACACGCTTAGTTTAGATGCTATTTATGATGTAACTTTAGGTGCAAAGGTAGGTATGAGTTCAGAAGATGAATATGACTTATTTGATTCAGGTAGAGGTGCAACATTATTTGAGGATGCTAAAGCACCTTTTGATGGTTCTCCTGAGGTTCAAGCTGGAGCAGAAATACAAGTAGGGTCACATGATACAGATATTAATGCTATAACAAGCTTTAGAAAAATAGCACAACAAACAACTATTAAAGGTAGATTTTTTAAATTTAGATGTAAATTAACTTGTGAAAATGCAAAGGTAAGATCAAAAATACACGATCTTCAATTTAGTGTTAATTTTGAAAAAAGAACAGATACAGGAGAAGATATTGTAGCTTCAGCATCAGGAGAAACTGTTACTTTTAACAATTCATTTTTTGCAATTCCAAGTATATCTGTTGCTGGTCAAGGTATGGCTGTTGGAGACTTTTTTACAATATCATCTAAGACCAAAAATGGTTTTACAATACAATTTTTTAATAGTAGTAATGTTGGTATAAGTAGAACATTTGATTATCAAGCACAGGGTTTTGGCTTGAAATCTTAGTGTTTTTTAAATATAAGGATTAATTATGGCACAAGTTTCAGATGTAGTATTAGATAATCAGGGTTTTGCTTCTTTTAGAACAGAGTTGAATAATATTATTGGAGCATTAAACTCAACACACAAAGGAAATTCAAGACCATCATCTGCTGTCGCTGGAAGTATTTTTGTGGATGATGCTACAACAAATGTGCTTAAAGTAAAAATATTTGATGGCTCTGATGATGTAGAGTTATTTCAAATTAACACAACAACTAATGTAGTAACAAGCACAATGTCAGTTACAGGAACAATATCTGAAACAGACCCAAATGCTTTACCATTAGCAATAGCATTAGGATAAGGAGAATTAATGCCGAATACATTTAAAGTTAAAACTAATGATGCTATGCCATCAAGTTCAGGCGTTGCTGATACTTTATACACAGGAAAAACATCAACAACTACAGTAGTTATTGGGTTGATTCTTTGTAATGTTCACTCAACATCAGTTACAGCTTCAGTAAAACTAGAATCAAATACATCTGATACAGAAACAAACCAAACTGTTTTTTTAGTAAAAGATGTTTCTATTCCATCAGGCAGTTCATTAGAACTTTTATCAGGTGGTAAAGTAGTTATTCAAGATACTGATGTTTTAAAAATTGATTGTTCAGTTTCAGCGAAGATTGATGCAACATTAAGCATTTTAGAAATTACATAGGATTTATTATGGGATTTATAGGAAGAACTGTAGCACCTCTGCCGATTAGTGTTAATGATGTTCCTGATTTACCTACATCGAAAATTACAAGTGGAACTTTTGCCGATAGCAGAATTTCCGCATCAAGCGTTACTCAATATGCAAGTGATTTTGATGACAATAAAATAATAAACGATTTATCAACTCTAGGATTAAGAGTACACACACAAGAAAACTTAAATGTTTCAAACTCAAACTCAGCGAGTTTTGATGTATTCAATGACGCAAATGGTGTTACAAATTTTACTAACGCAACAAGAAATAGTGTTAATGAGTATTGTTCCACTGAAACTGTATCAGGAACAGCAGAGGGTATTGACTATCAAAATATGACACCATCAAGTTATCAATTTACATTAACAGGTACTTGGGATGGGGGTGCGCAATCATCATTTACAAATATTTACGCTAGTTATTATGGGGAAACTGAGGGTATTGCAACAAATTCTTTATGGGCTTATTCAAACACAACTCCTAGTTCAAGTCAAGTATGGACAATTGATTATAAAGAAACAAAAAATTTTGGTGGCAGTATTGCCTTTGGTGGTATGGACTACACAGCTTATGTTACACAATGGAAAATTGAATATAGTTCAGATAATGTTAATTATACAGCAGTTGATATGTCAGGTGCTTCGCATGGAGCAAATGCTAAATCTCCTAATGGACAACTTAAAACTTTTTCAAGTGGTACAAATGCTGGAGTTGTTAATTTTACAGGTTCGGCTGGTGGTTATGAAAATTGGATGGTTAGAGTTGATGATGTTCCATCTTTTAGTGCTAGATACATTAGATTACAAATGTTGGCTAGAAATACAGGATCTTATTATGGGTTATCTATTTTTGAACCTTACCATTATCCATCAGTAACAAATGCAACAGGATCATTTGAGGGTGTTGCTATAACAGCACCAACAGCCACAACAAGTATGGGTGCAGTAATTACATATCAAGATGCTGGTTCAGGATCTAATACTTTAAATACCGATATAGTTATGAAACTGTCGGCTGATAATGGAAGTAATTATTCCACAGCTACACTTACTGCTTTACCTGATTTTGCTAGCGGTATCAAAATGGCAAAAGTGAATGACCTAACTGTTACAAGTGGAACACAATTAAAATACAAGTTTGAATTTGCTAATCAAGGTGCATCTAAGTTAGCAAGAATTAGGGGAGTATCGTTACAATATTAATATGGCATTAACAAAAGTATCATCATTGGGAGTACAATCAGGAGTGGGTGGCACAGATTGGCAATCTGTGGTTACTGCATCAACTTTAAATGCAGAATCAGGTAAAGGCTATCCAATAGACACTTCGTCAAACACTTGCACAATAACAATGCCATCCAATCCTAATGTTGGAGATGTTATTGTATTTATGGATTATGCAAGAAATTTTGGAACAAATAAAATTATTATAAATCAAAACTCAAAAAATTTTCAAGGTTTCACATCTCCAAACCCTGAATATAATACAGATGGTCAATCAATCACTTGTGTTTATATTAATGCTACTAAAGGTTGGATTCCACAAGTTGATGATGATGTTACTGATGAAGTTCCACAACCTTACTCAGCATCTTTTTTAGTTATTGCTGGTGGTGGTGGCGGTGCTTACTTTTATGGCGGTGGTGGCGGAGCTGGTGGTTACAGAAACTCTTACGCATCTGAAACATCAGGTGGAGGAGGTTCTACTGAATCTACTTTAACTTTTAATATAGGAACAGTTTATACAGTTACAGTTGGAGGTGGAGGTGCTGGTACATCAGGAAGTCCTAGCTCAAATAATAATGGAACATCAGGAACAAACACTTCTTTATCAGGGAGTGATATTACCACAATTACATCCATTGGTGGTGGAGGTGGAGCTGGTGGAAGCTCAGGTGGTCTAGCCGCTTTGGATGGTGGATCAGGCGGAGGTGGGGGAGGATCAGGCTCATCATCTGCTGGCGGATCAGGAACAGCTAATCAAGGATATGATGGCGAGACAGTTTCCGCTAATGATCCAGGGACAGGTGGTGGAGCTGGTGGAACAGGTGCTACAGGGGGAGCTGGATTAGATTCTTCTATCACAGGTTCGTCTGTAAATAGATCTAAAGGAGGAAATTCTGCTCCTGTAACAGCAAACACAGGTAATGGAGGTAATAGTGATGGTGGTAATGGTCAGTCAGGAGTTGTTATTTTAAGAGTTCCAACTGCAAATTACACAGGGACAGTATCAGGAAGTCCAACTGTTACAACAAGTGGATCAGATACAATAATGTTATTTACAGGATCAGGGAGTTACACAGGATAATGGCACATTTTGCAAAATTAGGAACAGGAAATATTGTTGAAGAAGTAGTTGTCGTAAGTAATCAAGTTATTACTGACAATGATGGTAACGAAAAAGAACAATTAGGTGTAGATTTTTTAAATAATTTATATGGTACAAGGGATGTTTGGAAACAAACATCTTATAATGGTAATTTTAGGAAAAATTTTGCTGGAATAGGTTATAAATATGATAAAGAAAGAGATGCTTTTATAGATCAAAAACCTTATCCATCTTGGATATTAAATGAAGATACTTGTAAATGGGAAGCACCTATTGAATATCCTGATGATGGTAAAAATTATGATTGGAACGAAACAAATCAAACTTGGGATGAAATAGAATAATGTCGTACATCGGAAAAACACCAGCAACAGGAAACTTTGTAAAATTAGATGCAATAACTACAAGTTCAACTAATACATACAACTTGTTAAAAGATAGTGTTGCATTTACACCTGAATCTGCAAATCACATGATCGTATCTTTAAATGGTGTTATTCAAGCACCATCAACATCTTTCTCTGTTTCAGGAAGTCAAATAACATTTATTCCAGCTTCAGGCACATTATCTAGTTCAGATACAATAGATTTTATTTTAGTTTTAGGAAATGTTTTAGATATAGGAACACCAAGCGATGACACTATCTCAGCATCTAAATTGCAAACAGACTCAGTTATAGAAGCTAAAATACAAAACGATGCAGTAACAAGAGATAAAATAAATGCTATATCAACTTCATCATTACCAGCTTTTGAAGCAAAAGGAACATCAGGCGATACAGATGGTTATATACAATTAAATTGTGAATTAAATACACATGGAATAAAATTAAAATCTCCACCTCATAGTGCTGGTCAATCTTATACTTTAACTTTCCCATCTACTGCTCCAGCGACAGATAAATTTTTACAAACAAATTCATCAGGAGTTTTAAGTTTTGCTGATGCTGGTGGAACTATTGTAAAATTAGCGTCAGGCACTTTTAGCAATAATAGTTTATCCTTTAATGGATATTTTTCTTCTGATTATTCTCATTATAAAATAATTTTAACTGATGTTGTTCCAGCCGCCAACAACTATGATATTTCAATGAGATATAGAATATCAGATGCAGATGTAACAACTTCTGATTATAATAATGTTGGACAACATGGTGCAATACAAATGGGTGTATCATCTACAGATGGAACATCTAATCAAACAAATACAGATAAGTTTATATTGCAACAAGGTTATGCAGTATCTAATGCAAGTAATTTATGTTTAAATGCAGAATTAACTATTTTTAACCCTCTCAGCACATCTTTATACAAACATTATCATTATAAAAGTTCTTGCCATTATTCCTCAGAAACAGGATATTGGGTAACATCAACAGGGGGTGGTTATTATGATGCTAATACAACTGCTTTAAGTGGATTTACAATTTTTAGTTCTGCTGGGAATATTGCATCAGGTAATGTTTATTTATATGGAGTAAAAGCATAATGAAAAAAATAGTTATAAAACCAACAGGTATTGAAGAATTACAATTAACATCAGAAGAAATTGAACAAAAAGAAAAAGATAAAGAAAATGCAAAAATTGAATTACAACAATTAAAAGATGCACAAGAAGAAAAAGAAAATAATAAGGCATCAGGCAAACAAAAGCTTAAAGATTTAGGATTAGATGACGATGAGATTAATGCTCTACTAGGAGTCTAAAATGCAACTTTCCAAACATTTTAAATTAGAAGAATTTGAAAAATCATCTACTGCCATTCGGCATGGGATAGAAAATAAAGCTGGTTCAGGAGAAATAAAAAATCTTACTGATTTATGTTATGCAATATTAGAACCTGTACGAGCAAAGTTTGAAAAACCAATAATTATTACTTCAGGTTATCGTACAGAAGCCTTGTGCGAAATTTTGAAATCAAGTAAATCCAGCCAACATACAAAAGGTGAAGCTGTTGATTTTGAAATAGCTGGTGTATCTAATTTGCAAGTAGCTTTATGGATTCAAAATAACTGTGATTTTGACCAATTAATTTTAGAATTTTGGAAAGAGGGAGAGCCTAATAGTGGTTGGGTTCATTGTTCTTATAAAGATGGTTCTAACAGAAAACAAGTTTTGACTTATTCAGGTAAAGAATTTAAAAATGGATTACCTGATGCCAAATGGTCAGGTGGTAAATTTGCTAACTAAGGAGAAACAATGCTAACAAAGAAACAAAAGAAACTTCCAATGGCTTTACAAAAAGCTATACTGAAGAAACAAAAACAAACTAAAAAACCAAAAAGGAGAAAATAATATGCCTTATCATTATGGCGGAATGAAGCCAAAGAAAAAAAAGAAAAAAACTAAAAAACCAAAAATGAGTAAAAGAAAAAGATAATGGTCAAAGTTGCTTCTATTACAGGAATAATTAAAGGTTTAAAACCAAGACAACAAAAAACTATGAAAGCACACGCAAGACATCATAGTTTGAAACACATGAGAAGCATGGCTAGGTCATTGAAAAAAGGAAGCACTTTTGCTTCTGCACATAACAAAGCTATGAGGAGTGTAGGTAAGTGAGTGGATTTACAACAACATCAACTCTAGCTGTATTGTTAGATAAAAGACCAATGCGTAAAAGGAGAAGAAGTGGCAAAAAAAAGAAAAAGAAGAAAAGTACCAAAAGATAAAGCAACTGATCTACCTAAAAAATACCTAT